TGAGGATGTTGTGGCGCGCGAGTACAGCGCGCGCACCGAGCGCGCAGTGCAGCGTGTTAATCGCATCTTGCGCCACCCGGCGCACGAATGGGCACTCGGCAACATCGACCGCGCCGTAGTTGCTCCAGGGAGCCGCGTGCGCGTGTCAGATGATGGCGGCACGCTGCTGGGCGCACAGGGCTTGCTGGAGGTCAAAACCGCCAGCGCTTACAAGGCCGGAGAGTGGGGCCGCGACGGCGATGAAGACGCCGTGCCTGTGCACCATCAGGCGCAGGTGATGTGGTACATGGGCATCACCGGGCAGCCATGGGCCGATGTTGCTGCCCTCATCGGCGGTCAGCGCATGATCGTCCGTCGCATCGAGCGCGATGACGAGATCATCACGGCAATGCTGGAACGCGCGCATGAGTTTTGGCACAAGCACGTGCTGACGCGCCAGCCGCCGGAGCCTACCACAGCCAAGGATGTCGAGCGCCTGTTCCCCGCAGACAATGGCGAAGCGGTCGAAGCCGACGAATCACTGCTCGCGGCATACAACGCCGCGCGCGAGGCAAAGGCGCGCATTGCGCAAGCCGAGGCTGACTACGAGGCCGCGACAGAGCGCATCAAGCTGGCATTGGGCGAGCGATCAATCCTGGCGCTCAACGGCCAGCCGCTGGTGACGTGGAAGGCCGCAAGGCCGACCCGCCGTACCGATTGGAAGGCGGTAGCGGAAGCGGTGCATGCGCCCGCTGACGTGATTGCCGCATACACAACCGAAACCCCCGGCAGCCGCCGGTTTTTGCTCAAGGAGATTTGACATGGCAACCACCCTCAAAGCAGCAGTCACTGGCCAAGCGCCAGCCACTCGTAAACCCGCCAACGACATCGCCGTTTTGCTCTCCGATCCGAAGATCAAGGCGCAGATGCAGATGGCGCTGCCAAAGCACGTCACCGCAGATCGCCTGGCCCGTGTCGCACTGACAGAAGTGCGGAAGAACCCGGCGCTAGCGCGCTGCGACCAGACCAGCTTTCTCGGCGCACTCATGACGTGCGCCCAGCTTGGGCTTGAGCCTGGCGGCCCGCTTGGGCATGCCTACCTGGTCCCGTTTGAAAACCGCAAGGCCAACCGTACTGAGGTGCAGTTCATCGTCGGCTACCGAGGGATGATCGACCTGGCGCGCCGATCAGGCCAGATCGTCAGCATCGAAGCACGCCCGGTGTACGATGGAGACACCTTCGAAGTGTCGTTCGGTCTCGAGAGCAACCTTCGGCACGTCCCCGACTTCGACAACCCGAACCGGGTTCAGCCGGACAAGCTGCGGTTCGTCTATGCCGTCGCCAAGCTCAAGGATGGCGGCGTGCAGTTCGACGTGATGAGCCGCCGCGAGGTCGAGGCCGTGCGCGCGCAATCGCGCGCTGGCACAAGCGGCCCGTGGGTGACGCATTTCGAGGCGATGGCGCTCAAGACCGTGCTGCGCAGGCTGTTCAAGTGGCTGCCTATCAGCGTGGAACTGGCGGCCGCCATCGAAGCGGATGAGCGCGCTGAGATCGGGTTGCCGCAGGACAACGTGCTGGCTCCAATAACCGTGGATGCTGAGACTGTGGAAATCTTGGCACAACCGCCGCAGCCGCAGGCCGAGCAAGAGCAGCCCAAGCAACCCGCAGAGCCAACTGCGCAAGGCACTCCCGCTGCACAGCATGACGATTGGATAGAGGAGTACGAAGCCGAGGAGGGCGACCAATGAGGACCTACAGCATCACCATCACCGGCAAAACCCCGCTGCTGATGCACTACGACAACATCGAGTGGGCCGACTTCATGGACCGGTGGAAGGCCGACCCGGCGAACAAGAAGGTCAGCAAAGCCGGGGATGATCGCTCACCAGCTTGGCGCTGGCTTGGCAGCGTGTACCACGACGGCACGCGGATCGTGATGCCGCAGGAAAACCTCATGCGCTCGATCATGGAGGGCGGAGCGATGGTGCCCGTGCCTGGCGCAAAGATGGGCAAGACCTTCAAGGCCCAGACGCAAAGCGGCATGATGAGCGTCGAACCGTATTGGCCGCTTACCATCGATGGCCGCGAGATCGCCTGGGCCGACATTGAGCGACTCAAGGACGAGCAGGACTTCGAGGCGCACAAGGGAGCCGTGCGCGCGCTTGGGTTTGACCTGCTGGTCAAGCGCGCAAAGATCGGCTCGTCAAAGCACATTCGCGTGAGACCCGAGTTCCCCGCCGGTTGGCAACTGCACGGGCATATTGCCGTGTGGGACGAGCAGATCACGAAGGACGCGCTTCAGACGATCCTCAACTTTGCCGGGCAGTACAAGGGGCTTGGCGACTGGCGGCCCGGTGGGCGGACGCCGGGGCCTTTTGGGACGTATGAGGCTAGGGTCGATTGAGTAGGTGTTGAGGTGAGGCCGGGCCAGGCTGGGCATGGCGAGGCGCGGCGCGTCCTGGCCAGGCTTGGCATGGCGAGGCGCGGCAGGGCATGGCAAGGGCTGTTTCCAGCGGACAGCGTAGGCTGTCCGGTGCGAATAGCATCGGGGCCGGGCGTGGCGTGGCAGGGCCGGGCCGGGCAGGGCCTGGTCGGGCGCGGCAGGGCAGGGCCCGGCGTGGCAAGGCAAGGGCCCTTTTGGGCATTTTTGGGCAATTCTGGCGATTTTTGGAGAAAAGGAGCGCAAAATGGCACAAAAACACTACTCATGGCAGGACGGCCTGCCGACTGGGCCGGATGTGACGCTGATTCGCAAGCGCTGGCCTGATCTGAAAGTTGGGCAGCGCATTGAGTATCAGGAAATCGCAGAGCTGCTCGGGATCGAGATCGGAACATCTCGCTGGCAGACGGTGACCGACGCATGGCGCAAGCGTGAGCTCGATGGCGGGCGCGTCATCAAGTGCATCCCAGGCAAGGCGTTCGTCGTTGCTACTGCCGAGCAGATCATCGACGACACCTACTCAACGCTCAAGCACATCTCGCGCGCCGCGCGGCGTCAGCGCATTCACCTTTCAACGGTCAAGGTGGCGGATGCGCAAACAAAGGCGGTTGTTGATCATCAGGCCCGCTTGATGCACGCGGTCGAGCAAGACGCCAAGGCCAAGCGACAATTGGCGCTGCCATCAACGGCGGTTCAGTCGATGCCGAAGATCAACCGGGTGGTGTGATCCGTGAGCATTTTGTCCCACACATCGCTCATACACGCAGCGGACGGCCACCCGGCCCACGGTCTTGAGCGGGAGCCGTCAACCGGTGGCGTGTGTGCCACCTGTGGCGCATCAATCGACGCGGGGGTGCCGATCTCCGCCATTGAGACGCCAACCACGTCCAGTCATGCCGATCTTTTTCGCTTCGGCGGGCGGTACGTTTGCGACGCATGCGCATGGCTGTTTGGCGCGGGCAAAGGTAGGCCGGGCAACTTCGCCGCCACCCCGCAGCGCCTGGAGTACACCGTCATCAGTCTAGAGTCAGTCGTGGAGGACAAACGACCGTGGCTGACCGTGCTTCGCGAGCTGGCCGAGATGCCAGCAGACACGCCCGTCACAGGCGTCATGACCACCGATGTCAAGCCTCGCTTGTGGCACCGCTGTCGTCTCGCGACGATAGGACGCTTTGGTCTGTACGTGCACGCGCCCGAGTACGACGTGAGCGAGTGGTGCGATTTCGACCTGCGGGCATGCCTGGCCGTGATCGATCTGATGCTCGCGCCCCTGCGCGCGGGCTTTGCTAAGTCCAGCGTGTACCACGGCCTGCTGCGCGACTACGCGCGCGCCAGCCGCGATCTGCCGCAGGCCATGTCATGGGACGCGGCGCTGGCCCCTCACCGCCAGCAGCCGCACTTTTTGCCCGCGCTGATCGCCGCGGGTGTCATTAAAGGAGAGAAGACCGATGGCAAATCCACTGCAAGACCTATTGTCCACGCTCAGCCCGCCGCAGCAGGCGGCGATCCGGCTGATCAAGCTAAGCCTCGACTGTTTCAATAGCGCCGAAGGCACCGGCCTTTTCGCCGGTGTCGAGCGCTACAACGTCTTGGCCGGGCGCATCGAAATCTGTGCTGTGCAGGCGGACAGCCTGCCGCGATTCTGGGCGCTGCTGCTGCGCCGCATGCAGTGGCCTGTCCCGCCGAAGGGGGCGGATGCGGCCATCCTGGAGGCCATCAGTGCGCCCGACGCGCACGAGGTGCTGCGCGTGCTGGCGACCGAGACCGCCAGCGTCATCACCCTGGCGCGCATGGCGCACGACCAGGACAAGACCGCGCGGCGCGCACTGCGACAAGCCGTCAATCCAGAGACGGACGAAATCGCCGAATTCGGCGACAAATCCTTGGAGGGCATCCTATGAAGTACCAAATCCTGCTGCAAGCCGTCACGCCCATCAGCCACGGCGACACCGTGACCGGCGTGGACAACCAGACCAACACCCGCATCTTCATGCGCCAGGGCATGCTGATCGACGGCAAGCCTGCGCGCGTGCCGTCCGTCTCCGAGAACGCCCTGCGCAGCGTCATGTTTCGCTACCCGCTGCACGACCACCTGCTGCGAGCTTTGGAGATCGAGCGCGGGCAGCTGCCGCAGTCGGTCGTCAACTTGCTCTTCTCCGGCGGCAGCATGGCAAGTGGCGCTAAAGCCCCGACCAACGAGATCGAGCTTGGACACAAGGTCAAGCAGCTCTATCCGTCCATCGACCTGCTGGGCGGCGCTGTCGACGCCTTTATCCTGCCGCGCTCTCGCATGCGCCTGGCGGCGTGGCTGGTGGCGCGCGAATACCTGCCTGCGCTGCGTTTGGTGGCCCCGGAGCTTGCCGACGAGGCCGCCGGTGTGTCGGCCTACGACATGCTCACGGAGGAGACACGCACGCGCGGCGCCGGCAGCGAGTCAAGCGGCAACCAAATGCTCTACACCTACGAGACGCTCGCTGCCGGCGCCAAGCTGCTGCTGGAGGTGAGCCTGGACCCACACACGCCGACCGCTACAGCGGCTGCTGTTGCCCATGCGCTGGCCTGCTGGGATGGCTATATCGGCGGGCAAGGGCGGCAAGGGCGCGGGCGCATGGAGGTTGTGCGCGCCTCTCTTGGTGGCGCAGACGCCTATCTCGCGCATCTCGAGACGCACCGTGACGCAATGCGCGACGGGCTGGTGACGGGCAAGCTGGGCACGGAGCGGGTGCTATGCCAGTAGATTGGACGCGCATCGGCCCGCTGCCGCAGGTATCGCCGTGGCGGCACGGGCAGCGAACGCTCACCTGGGAGCAGCGCCGCGACCAATACGCGGCCCTGCCCAAGACCGGGCTGACGATCATCGCAGAGCTCGCGACGCCGGTGATCCACGCCGAGCGTGACCGGACGCACCTGGACGGCATCCTGTCGAGCGCGGCCATCACCGACCACCCCGCACCGAGCAAGTGGGACAAGGTGGCCATCGTCCCGCTGCCGATCGACCTGCTGTGGGTCAGCCCACGCGGCCTGCCGCTATGGGCCTGCACGCCGCTGATGGTGTCAGACGATGCTGTGACCAGCCACGAGTACTGGCACAAACGCTACCCGACCGACCGGGCCGACTTCGGCGTCAAGCTGAGAGCCAACACATCGTCAGGCCGTTGGCGCGAGTACAGGATGCCGGTGGCGGCACAGTCTGCATCACGACTTGTGGCAGTCGCCATCGGACACGCGGCAGAGGTGCAGCGCCTGCTCGATGGCATCACGCACATCGGCAAAAAGGGCAGCATGGGCTATGGCCGCGTACTGCGCTGGTCGGTAGTCGAGACGGCAGGCGTGACGCCCGATGACATCCTGTCACGCCGCCCGGTGCCGGTCGCATCCCGGCTACGACAGGGCGACCCAGTGCCTGCGCGCGGCTGGACGCCGCCCTACTGGTACGCACCGCACTGGGAGGACTGCGTAGGATGACGCCGATGCAGCGCGCGACCTATCTTGCCCACTGGCGCACCAATGCCATGCAGCGGCGCGTGTCTGAGGCGCGCGCTGTCCTTGAGCGCGCATCCGCCCTTGGGCGCGTGTCGGTCAGCATGTCGTGGGGCAAGGACAGCGTGGTGGTGGGGCATCTTGCGCTGCAGTGCCTGCCGCCGCCCGTTGCCATGCTGCACATCGCCAGCAGCTACCGGCTGCCAGGCTTTGAGCGCGTGCAAGCGTACTTTGCTGCACGTGCAAACCTGCACATCATCGAGCCGCGAAGGACCCTGCAAGAGACCATCGAGTGGCTGCGAGAGGTGGGGCTGCCGCACGAGCGCACGGCGGCACAGCAGCGGGCGGTTGTCAAAGCGATCAAAAAAGACGTTGGCACCGCATGGTGTATCGACCACGGCTTTGGGGTGCAGGTGATGGGCATCCGGGCGGATGAGAGCAAAGCGCGCCGGGCATTTTTGCGCGCAAAGGGCGCGATCTACGACGCGCACGGTATCAAGTTTGCCTGCCCGCTTGCCTGGTGGACTGCAAAGGACGTGTGGGCGTATATCGTCGCCCACGACCTGCCGTATCACCCGCTCTACGACTGCGAGACGCACGGGCATACGCGCGAGACGCTGCGCAATACGGGGTGGCTATCCACAGACGGGGCGGAGCGCGGCCGGATCGTGTGGCTGCGTGAGCACTACCCTGAGCAGTACGCGGTGCTGGCGCGTCAATTTGAGCAGGTGAGGGCATATACTTAGGCGATAAAGCGCTAGAGTTTGCTTGCTGCACTACTCAATCGGCGAGTTCACGGCGCATATCCGCTTGGGGCTCCAGCGCCACTCATCTTTACTGCATGCGAACCGAAAGTGCGGACCAAAGATTGGAGCAAGTTTTGCGCTGAGGTATCTAAGAAACTTCGCAGTCCTGAAGATATGAAGGTGTGATATGGACTACATAGCTGAGGCATACCGATACGCGGACATGCTCGATCATGCGGAAATGTATCACTGCACCGAACTTGGTGATGGTGACGATGCTGTGATATACGGATGGAAGATCACGGACAATCCGTGCCACGATGCGGCGGCATTGCTTATTGCCATGGCCCAAGAGATCGAGAAGATGCGAGCGGACGCCGAACGCTACCGGTGGTTGCGCGACGAATGCGGGCTCCAAAAGCTGCCATACGACGATTACGGTATTGGGCCGATGTTTCCGTGTGGCGAAGAGCTTGATAAAGTCGTCGATGAGTTGCGCGGCGTCGGGCCGGGGTCGTGATCTACCGCGCGCCGTTGGTCACTTTGTCCCACTGTCTAATGGCGTCGATCCTGGCGCGGCATTGCTCGTAAAGGGCGGCTGCATCGAGTATCCATCCAGTGATGTCGGCATCGGTGGAATCGCCGGCAGGCTGGCCGGGATCGGAGGCAGTGGCGGCATTGGTTGTAGCAGGGCTGCCGGTGGGCGAGGACAATCCGAGGCGGAAAGCGGGGGATTGTTGTAGCAGCCAGCGAGCGTCAGCAGACAGGCAAGGGCGGCCAGTGGTGGCGGTTTTGAGATCATGGCGAAGTCTCCGGTTGACGGCGTCGAGTTCGGCCAGCCGTGCATCGCGCTCGGCAATAGCGACGTCACTTGCTTTGAGCGCGACTTCGATGCGGTGGCGGGTTTCCTCGGCAACTTCGGCTTCACGAGCGGCGATCTCGGCGCGGATTTGCGCGACCTCTGATTTACGCGCGCGGTTTTCCCACGTATAACCCGCGGTAAAACCGACGATGCCGGCAATGACTGCGACGGCAGCAGAAAACGCAGGCAGCTGGATCATGACTCGTTGCTGTACATGGTCACGTAGCCGATGGTCAAGCGCACGTCATCGCAGCCGATAGATGACACGATGTCGCCGATCTGCTTGACCGGCAGCCTGGATATGACCTGCTGTGATGCGTCAACGGTGTCACGGCATGGTACTCCGTGATACGTGATCTCTACGCAGACTGTGGCGGTGTATCTACGGTCGTCCGTCATGGCGCGCTCTCCACGAACTCAGCCATCCGCGCCATCCAACCCTTGGCAAACACCGCATTGGCCGGACGCACCGTGATGACTTCGCCAAGGTAGCGGATACGTTCTGCCAGCACTTTGCGGTAGAGCCACGAGTAGTTGGCCCCCCGCACAGCGGCCATGGTCACCGGCCCCAAGATGCCGTCCATAGCAGGACCACCAAGCGCTTTCTGGAGAAGTCTCACGGCGGTTTTCACACCGCTATGCACTGCGGTGTCCACAACCAGACCGCGCAGCGGCTCGGGCAATGCGGCGAAACCGGGCTTATCGATGTAGTTCGACCTGTAGATTCGCCGCGCTTCATCTACGGTCAGCGCTTCCACATCCTTTTTCGTGACCGGGCGGCCCCGCCACTCAGCAAGGGTGGATTGTGTGATGCCGTATTTCGTCGGGCCGCCCCGATCTGCGGGATGATCGACAAATCCACCTTCCCGGCGGATGATGTCGTTGATGATGTCGTCAGTCGTCATCGGCTTTTTTCTCTAACGGCTCGGTCGTGATCCAACGCAGAAAGCTGATGATGCCGTAAAGCACGACGCCGGCGATTGCGTAATGTTCAGCCGTTAGCTTGATTTCGAGCAAGCGCTCGATTTGCGGTGCTGCCCCCACGAGTACGCCCAGTAGCGCACCTGCCCAGTGGGTGCGGCTACGCCAAAGGCCGCGCAACTTTCGTTCGATCTCGATTCCCATTTGCATGTCCCTCAAAATAACCCCACCTTAGCTGCGACGAACATCACGGCAGCAGTGGCCGCAGCCCATAATGCGCGCTCGACCCACTCCGCGGTTTTGGCCTGCATCGGTTCGGCAACCTCAAGCGTGCGCACTCGCTCGTCGATTTTCTGGACTGTCGCCATCACACGTTCGATTGAGTTAGATGCAGCGGCCTGCCTTTCTTCCACAAGCGCCAGCCGTGTGATGGCCTCTGACATCCTTTGTAGCGCATCGCGCAGCCCGCGCAGTTCCTCTTTGACCACCGACTGGTCCGCGCGGATTTGCGCAATGTTGTGCGTAATACGCTCGATTTGCACAATAGCGTTGTGCTCTATCTCTGGCGAGCGGATGTCGTCAGTCTCGGATGTCATGTCGGCACCGGTAGATCGTTGGCAGTTGGTGGCCCATTATCTCCGACCAGTAGCTCAAACGACAATGATCGCGCTCCAGCGGCCGGAACAGCGCATCGATGATCGGGCGCAGCACGCGCCCGGCCAGCTTCCCCTGCTGCTCCATACGATACGCAGCAGCACTGATAGTCTCATCGGGCATACCTTTGCCTAAGGTCAGCACGACCCACAGCAGTTGGTCAAGGGCAATGGCGATATTGAGTAGGCGTTGGCGCATGATCATGCCGCCTCTACTTCGTCCAAAGTCTGTGCCGCATCCACAGCCGCTTTGCGCGCCCAGCTCTGGGCATAAGCAGCCTGAGTCTGCGCGGCAATTGCGCCCGCAATCGCTAGCAAGTTGGTGATAGAGGTGACCGGCATATTGTCGTTGTCGTGGTCACGCCACACAGGAGGCAATAGCCCACCAGCTTGCGCGATGACAATCGCAGATGCGAGCAACTCCTGGCTGCGCTTGTCAGCATCCCAAGTTCGCCCAAGCGCTTGTACCGGCTGCACGCACTGAGCATCGCGCTCGGCTTCGATGCGGGCTTTTTTCTGGGCTTTGGCGGCAGCTAACAGCGCCTGCAGATGCGGATCGAGCCGCTCACTGCCGAGGTACTCGCAGTCGGCCAGATTGCATGCCGGCACTTCCTGCGGCTCGCCAATGGGGGTGACTGCGATGAAAACACCGTTCGGTTTGTATTCCGTCGGCACACGCCAGACTTCGACCGTGGCAGGCTTGTCTAGCTGCGGCAGTGGGTGCTGTACGCCGTCGAGGATGAGGGCGTGATTTTCGATGGTTAGCATAGCGGGCTCCTTGATCACACCTTCGCGAGGCGGGTACCAATGGTATTGGAAACGCCCAGCGGTGTGAGGTCTGCGCGCCCACAGAACAGCCCGGCGTCCGAGCCGTTAACCCAACGGCCGCCGTGGAACCAAGCCCGATCGTCGGTGTTGGCGTCACTAAAGAATTGATCACCAGTCGAGCCGTTGCCGTACGTGTTATCAAGAGAGTCTGGCACAATGATGCCGCTCTCCAGCAGACTAATGTTGAAAGTCACCGGCCACCCGCTCGTTGTTAGTGCGGACTGACCTGTATCGAAATACCCCGTCGAGAAGTCGTTCGTCGTGGTACTGCCTGGCACGTTGCATTGCCAGCGATGCCAGTTGCCGTCCTTGCGCTTGATGCCGTCGGTCATCTGCCATACGTTGCCCCACAAGCCCACAATCCCGCGCCATGTGGCCTGTGCGACATCGCTTGCATCAACATTGGCAGCAGACGATTCATTGACACGGCCCTGGCCGATGAGGGACTGCATATCCAGCCCACCCATCTCGATGGTGGCGAGCATCTGGATGGCGGAGAGGTCGTAGATCGACCACAGCCGAAAGCCGGAAACGCCGCCCATGTTACGTGCATACGCCCTGGCGCGCGCGGTCGGAAAGCTCGCGTTCACCATGGGCATCACTCCGGGGATGGACTGAGCCTTGCTGCTGCCGTCGTAAGACGCCTGGTATTTACCGACCCAGATTTGGTCGAACCTCACGCCACCTGCGCCAAGAAAAGCGGGGTGCACCGAAAACCCACTCGCTGGATACGGCGAGATCATCCAGTATGTCTTGCCTGCGTAGGTGCCAGACGGCACCGTGCCAGCCTTAAAGTAGAACCTCGGAATGCGCACCATGTATTGGCCGTCAATGACCTGCGTGGTGATACCAGCGTAGGTCGGGTGCCAGTTAAACCACAAATTGTGAGTATTAACGATAGGGTTAAAGTTTTCATCTACACGCCGATAGTTCAGCGGTGAGCCTGCGCCGCCAGTTTGCACCTGTACCAAGCCGACAACATTAGAGACTACAGTCGATGGTATTGACACCCAGGTACGATCACCGCGCAGGAACGTTGCACTATTTGCTGTCCCGCTGCCGAGGGCGGAGGTGGGGATGTTCGAGGTCGAGGTGCCGGTGAGGTTCGCGGCGTTGTCCGCCGTGGCAGCGGCTATTGCCTTGGCGTTTGCCAGCGTCATGACGTCGAGCCAGGCCGTGTTCGATGCGTTGCGCATCTTGAGCTTGCCGGATGTGGTGTCGGCCCAGAGCTGATAGGGATACGTCGGCGATGGCGCGGTCGCGCCGCTGTTTTGCGTGACGATGGCATACAGCGCCGCGTTCAGGTCGGCAAGGAACGATGCGCCTGGTTGATCTGCGATGTTGTAATCGTGTTGCGCCATGAGTGCCCCTTTCAGTAACCCTTAGCAAGCCAGTCAAACACTCGCGAAACCGGGTTCCCTCCTGAGTCTCTGAATGTTATATCAAAACCGGATACACTGCGATTGTTGATCTGATAATAGTCACCGCTGTTCATATTCGTCGACGTAACACCAATGACAGGAGCGATTTTGAAGGGTGGGCTGAAGGTAATGGTCTTCGTGCCCGCACCGGAAATGACGCCTGACGCCTGTTCAATTCTGTCGGGCATGTCCACGGTGACTTCCAATTGCGGCACGCGGATGGAGTGCATATCCGAAGCTGTCTCCAGCACCAGCCGAAATTGGAAGCCGCGCGCCGTCCAGTCGGCCACGGTGAAGCTTTGCCATGGCGACCAGGTGGGAGATCCTGCCGGGTCGTCGTTGGTGGTGCGCACGTAGAGCGTGGCCGTAGCGTCGGTGACCTGCTGGCCGACGATGCTAGGCCAGAGGCTCACATTGTCGGTACGCGCGCCGATGGTGTCGGCTTCGTCAATCGTTTGCACCTCAAGCAGTGCAGTGATGCGTGAGGTGTAGACAGCGCCCAGGTCAATGGATTCGCTCACCCATTCGCCAGATGCCGCCACGCCGCCCAGCAGAGACAGGCGCGGCCAGGTGGAGACGTTGCCGGTCTGCTGGCTGATAGTCTGGCGGCTGTCGAGGCGCAGCGCGCCTTGATCGATCCACGTGTTTGTGCGTGTGCCAGTCCACTCAAGTTGTGCAACTAGCGTCTCCACAACATTTAGCGAGAAAACATCCGGCGCGTCTGTGACAACAGATGCGGCATTGACGGATTCGTTGCCTGAGCTATCCACCCACTTGGCCAGATAGGTGCCGGAGAGCAGCGGCAGTACGGCGCTGGTGGCCGATCCTGGGATAGCGATGCCAATGTCGATGGCGTTCTGCCAGGATGCGCCTGTCAACAGCGGACTATGACGCACGCGCAGGTAGCCGCCAACGATCACGTCGAGGTCGGGCGCTGGATCGAAGATCAGGTGCGCATGGCCGGCGATGGCGGCAAGCGCCAGGCCCGTCACATCGGCTGGCGGCGCCGTTTTGCCGTAGAGGGTGCGCACGAGCGTTGCCGGTGCGCTGCGGCGGCCCAAGGCATCCACCGCACGAACAGAGACTTCCCACTGGCCCGGCATTGCGGGCGCGATTTCAATGGCGGGTGTCGTGACGGTCCGCGTATCCGGGTTTCCGCCATCGACGCGCCAGGAGACTTCGTAACGCGCCGCGCCCAGCACGGAGTCCCATGAGACTTCGGCGCGCGCCGCGACCACGCCCATAGCGGCGAGATAGAGCGACTCCGAGATCGACAGATTGCTCGGCGCTGCGGGCACCGTGATGCCGTAGGCCGTGGTGCGTATAGGCTCCAGGACTAGATTGTTCTCGATGGCGGCGTATTTGTCTGGGCGGTGAGCCAGTGCCGTGATCTCGACGATACCGGTATCCACTTCCTGCACCGCCACCACCCGCCACGTGGTGGGCGAGAGGTCTGATGCGGCCAGCACCCAGACCGCACCCGACAGCGGCGCGGCGGAGAAGGCGGGCGAGACGGCGAGCACGGTCTGGCTGCCCGCGCCGGTGGTTACGCTGCGCGTCTCGACCGTGCCATCCGGCAGCATGCAGGAGAGGCTGTAGGTCTTGCCCGCTGCGATGGTTACCGGCGCATCGAGCGTGATGCTGGTAGTAGTGGCCGCCTTGATACGCCCGCCGAAGCGCTTGCCAGCGCGGGATGCGTCCTGGATGCGGATGACCGCGCCGGGGTAGATGAGCGCGCCATCGAGCCCGGCACGGAAGGTGACCGTCTCGGTCTCCATCCGCTCGGTGTAGAGCAGCCAGCGCCCCACCCGGTGCGCCTGTCCGCGTGAGGTGCAGCCCACGGCCACGATCTCGGTTTCGCGCACGCCCCACTGACGGATGCCTTCCACGTCTTCCACGTATTCGATTTTCTGGCGGTACATGTCCGCCGGGTCGTTCCAGGTCACCAGGGCGACGGTGTGACGCTGCTTGACGGAGCTGCCCGAGTAGGTGAATGTGCCGTCAATGACGTTGGCCTCGGTGAAGAGCGCCACCGCGGTGATCGTCCCCTGGCTCCACCAGGCCATGCCGCGGAAGATGGCCGCCATCTGCTGGAGCACGGTATAGGCTTCCTGCCGAGTTTGCAGGTAGAGGTTGCAGGTGAATCGCGGCTCCATGCCACCGAAGCCGTCCGGCACCAGCTCGTCGCAGTAGCGCCCGATCTCGTAGAGAGCCCACTTGTCCACCTGACTGGCGTCGATATACGCGCCCAGCCCGTAGCGGGTATTGGTGAGCAGGTCGTAGAAGCACCAGGCCGGGTTGTCCGTCCAGGCGATCTTGAATGTGCCGTTCCACACGCTGCTGTAGTTGCGCGTGATCGGATCGTAGTTGACCGGCACCTTGACGCGCAGCCCACGAATGTCATAGCCGCGGCGCGGGATGCGGTTGAACTGGGCCGCGTCGATCTGGATCGCCACCAGCGCGCTGTTGGGATAGCGCAGCTTCGCGTCGATGATCTCGGTGTAGCTGTCCCAGTAGGTCTGGTTGCGCAGGTTGGACTGGGTGCTGTCCGGCGTCAGCCTGCGCACCCGCACCTGCCACGGCCCTGGCGCAGGCAGGTCGAGGTGGTAGCTGCGCTGGTAGCGGCTCGTTGTCTTGCCGCTGATCTCGTCCGTCTTCACCTCCTGCCAGCCGCCGCCGTTGTTATTGATGTCGATGGCCAGCTCGACCGAAGTGCCGGTCATGTTTCCCGTCGATGGATCCTGATAAGTCAGCGCTGGCACCGAAACGGTGACGCGCACGGCGGAGAGATTGACGTTGCTGATCGAGCGCACCACCGGTGAGCTAGCCTTGATCTCGGTGACAACGGCGACCTCTGACTCGACGGCAGCAAATCCTGGAATGTACTCCTGCGACTGCGTGCCGTTGCGCGTGACGACGGTGACGCCGCTGAAGTTGTAGCTGCCGTCGGCGGCCTGCAATGGCGTATCGTCGAGGTAGATGGACTTGAGCCCATCAACCAGCCCCGCGATCTCGCCCTCTGACACGCAATCAATCACACGTGCGAAGGCGCGCGAGCGCAGGCTGTCCGGGGCCTCGGTCGGAACATGCGTCGAGCCGCCGCCACCCTTTCCACCACCGCCCGCGCCACGGATCAGATCGCTCATGCCTAGTACTCCTCGGCAACCATGCCAGCGCTGATGACCTGCGATCCGACGATCAGCCGCCCGTAGCAGATCGGCACCGGGTTGCCTTGCGCTGCGGTATTGACCGCGCCGTCGAAAACATAAGAGGGTTTGTTTTCCGGTCGATCAGCCGGGCCTCTGGACTTCGGCTGCGGCGCGAGCATCTGCGCCACGCCGCCAAGGATCAGGCCCACCCCGATTTGCCCGGCCATCACGCCGACAGCTCCGGCAGTCACCACGCCCATGCTGGTGCCCATTGCCAAGCTATTGGCGAGCCAACCCGCCGGGCCGCTGATCATGAACAAGGCCGCCCCCAGAATGATGCTGCCCAGCCCGCGCCCAGCGCCTGCCGTCACCGGGACGATCTTGATGGCATCGTCCGCAGGCAGGGCGAGCGTCTCCAGGTCGCGCGGGTCTTTGCCGACCAGCACGCGGTAGCCGGGGGCGGAATGCTCCAAGAGATAGACGCGAAAGCCCGGAATCGTCGCACACAATGCGCGCACAGCCTCGGCGGGCGAGCGCACCTCGTAGCGATGACGCCGACCGAAACGCTTGCCCAGATGCCCGTAGAGCAGCACGGTCAGCATGGCGCGCCCTCTCCGAGCAGGCTGCGGTGGCGCAGCACATGGGTGGTGACGTGCCGCCAGTAGCCGCCGTAGACGTCCCGGCTGGACAGCCTGCCGTGGCAGTGGTGGATGATATGGCCGTCGGCGTCTATCACGCCGGCATGATTCGGCACTGGCGAGGCGACCTGCATCAGCACCGCGTCATGCACGCGCGGGCCGTCCGTGACGACGACGAAGCCGGCATGCTCGAAGTTGTCGAGATACAGGTTGGCGCCCTTGAGCCACCAGTCGTCCTCGCGCGTGTAGTCCGGCAGGTCGATGCCGCAGACCTCGCGGTAGTAGTCGCGGCAGAGCGTGTAGCAGTCCAGCACGCCATGGACGAAGGGCCGCCCGATGAGCGGCGCGCGGTAGCCGGAGGGCGTGAGGACGCGATGCTCACCGGTGGGGTGATTGACGATCAGCCAGGGCAGCCCCGTCTTCTCGCACATCACGCGATCGGCTTCCGACGGCTCGGGCGGTAGGTAGGGATGGCTGTGGCAGACCGCCACCACCTCGCCCATGTCCTCGGCCATCGCCTGATCCTCCGGGTGGATGGCAAACTCGGCTTCGCCCGCAATGTTGCGGCAGGGCACGTAGCGCAGCCGCCCCTTGACGACCACCGCCAGGCCGCAGCACTCGCGCGGCGCTTCGCGGGCCGCGTGCGCCGTCACGTCTGCGAGGATGTGGGTCAGATCGATCATCGGATCAATCCAGCAGCCGGAAAGCCGCCGAAGGGCAGCACGGCGTACTGACCGAAGCGCAGCTTGCACGATGCCAGGCGCTTGCCGCACTGGTCAAGCGCCATGCTGGTGGTAGGCCTGTCGTTGATGTCCGCTACCGGCCCGCCGGTATAGCCGCACTCGGCGGAGCGGTAGCGCCAGGCGCAGACGTTTTGCACCACCTGACGGCGCGGCAGCATGACGCCGGCTAGATCGAAGGCCGCCGACAGCTCGAACTCTACCAGCACCTTGTTTTCCAGGCTCTTGCGGTCGATGAACCAGATTTCGCGATCGATCCATTGGTTCGGGTCGGCAGACGGATTGCCGGATGCGAAATTGACCGCGTCCAGATACTTGGCGAAGGTGCGCGTGCGGGTGAGCTTCGCGCCGATGATGGAGTCCGCCACCGCGCCGATGAGGCCGATGACATTGGCCACGGCGAGCTTGGGGCGCGGCAGCGATCCATGCCCGCGTTTCTCGAAGCCGGACGCATCGATGGGAAGCCGCACGTATGTCTGACCCGCCCAAACGATGTCGTTGCCCAGCTCGTTCGGTCCATGCGGCGTGAAGCGAAGCACATCCATGCCGCCGACGACGGTGGTATCCATATCATAAAGCTCGATGATCGCGCCGGGCGTGAATGACTGGATGTCGGCTTTGACCGTCACTCGAACACCTCCTCAAATGCCGCCTGCAGAACTCCACCACCACTGGCCTCGAAGCTGCGAGACCACTTACGGCATACCCAGCGCCCGGTCGTGCCATCGAGCGCCGTCCAGTCGAAGGATTCTACGCCGCCGCGCGCGCGCAGGAAGCCTTCCGCCGCCGCCAGTGTAGCATCATCGGCGGCCAGTCGAACCGTATAACGGCGCGGCATGGTGTGGATGCCATCTGCTACGCGCTGCTCGTAGCCATCGCCCATGCGCGCCACCTTGACGCGCGGCTCGATCTCCAGCGCCTCGCCGGCGGCAATCGGCCACGTCCAGGTCGGCATCTTTTACGCTCCAGCAAGCAACCCACCAGGGCGTTTTTCCGCCACCAGCACGCCGCGCACCGCGGCCTCGATGCGCCGGCCAAGATCGGCTGCCGCTGCGGAATCGCCCTGCACACGTCCGACAGCATCGGTGTTGACCACGACCGACACGTTGTTGACCGTCCCGCCTACAGCAGGCACTGCGCCGCCGGAGGCAAAGGCCAGCCGCCCGATGCTCACACTGGGCAGCCAGCCGCCGCCGTTGATGGCATCGAGCATGCGGTAGCCAATGCGCCGCGCCACGTCGCGCCGGATGACGTACTCGCCCGGTGTGAGCATCGCCGGCACGGTGTCGCGCGTGCCGCTGCCCGGAACCGGGCCGCCGGTGGCGAAGCGCCTGAACAGCCCGGCGAAGAAGCCGCCGATTCCTCCACCGCCCCTGCCGAAGCTGCCAAAAATCTGCTCGGCCAGCTTTTGCGCGGCAATGCGCTGCAGGCTGGCGACCACCGCGCGGGCGAAGTCGAGGAAGGCTTCCTTGGCGTTCTTCGCGCCCGTGCCGATCTGCTCGAACATGGCGGCGAAGGCGTTTTTGACGTCCGTGTTGATGGCGGCGGCCACCGGATCGATGACGTTCTTTGCCTCCAGCAGTGCAGTTTTCCACAGCTCAACCTTGGCCACTGCTTCCGGCCCTAGGGCGTTAGCAATGGCCTCCATCTTCGGCAGCAGGTCCTCCATGGCTGCCGCGGCCTCGCGATGCGCGCTCGCGATCATCGCCTGCGCCTGGCTGGTGGTGATCAGTCCCGCCTGCGCCTGTGCGTTGGCCGATTGCTCCGCCATGTGCATGCGTTCCAATGCCGCTGACCACTGTCGCTCAAAGGCGGCGAGCTCGGCCTCCTTCGCCTTGAGGTCGATGAGCCGCTCCGCCAGCGCCGCGCCTTCGGCGTCTTGCTTCAGCTTTTCGATGGTGTCGCGCATCGCCCGCTCAATGGCTGCGCGTCGCATCTCCGGCGTCTCGGTGCCGGTCATGCGGGCGATCTCTGCCTGCGCCTCGGCAACCGCGTCGCGGATGTCCTGCAAGGCTTTTTCGCGGTCGATCTCCAGCCGGAACTTCGCCGCCATCTCGCGCCCGTTCAGCGCATCGAGCTCCGCGCGCAGATTCGCCGCCGCCGCCCTTGCGTCATCGAGCCTTTGCACGATCTCGGCCTGCTGATTGGCGTCCCTCGGCTTGACGCGGGAGAGCCTGGCAATCAGGTCTTCCTGCGCGGCCAGTTCGCGTGAGAGTTTCTCGCGCTCGACGGCGAAGGCCTGGGCGTCGATAGCCTCCTTCGCTTTCCAATAGTCGGCCACTTTGACGAGCCGGGCCGCCAGCGCCGTCTCGATGATGTCGCTCTGGGTCTTGAGCGCGGCCTGCATGGCGCGTATGTCGTCCTCCATTGGCTTTTTGAGGTATGGCAGGCGTGTGAGCTTTTCGCCTTTGCCGGCGTCCTTGCCGACACTTGCTCGTACAAGAGCCTCGGCGTCCTTGAATTGCTTTGAATCCAGAGCGATCCCGGCATTCTTCGCTTGCTCGCGTAGTTCCTTGAGCGCGGCGGCAAGCGGGTCCAGCTTTTTGCGGTACTGATCTAGATACTTATCAAACTGCTTTCCAAGCAGTTCTTTGCCAAGGTTGGACTTCCCAAGGCTTTCTTCTTCTTTCTGTAAATCCTTCAGAGCCTTGCGGTATTCCTCGAGTTTGCGCTGATCACGGTCGAACAGCGCGCGCACGCCAGGCGAGCCGCCGCGCGCCAGCGTCTCACGTCGCACGTCTTGCAGCTTTTCCAGTCGCTCGATCTCTTCTCGAAGCGCAGCCACATCGCCATCGCCGTACTTCTGTCGTTTTCTCAAGCGATCAAGCGCTTCACTGGCGCGATCCGCGCTTTGTTTTGCCTTGTTCGCCGCAGATTCCGCATTGTTGCCCCAGATAGCCCAGGCTGTTGCGCCCAAGGTCAACATGGTTAGGATGGATCCCAATGGGCCGCCAAGGAAACCCAGCGCGGTGGATAATGCGCGTGCCGACACGCTGCCTGCATTCATGGCCGCATTGAGTTCAGCCTGAGCGGCTGCAAGGCGCTGCTGTGCGGGCACAAGCTGATTCTGCACGATGGACAGGCGTGCCATGCCCGTTGCATTGGCAACGGCGGCTTTGGCAGAGGCCAGCATGGCCTGGGCCTTGGCTACTTCGTGTTTGGAGAGTATTAGCGCCGTGGCGGCGGCTTGCCGGTCTGCGTTTATCTTCACCAGCATCTTGCCAACCGATTCGATAGCCGCATGCCCCATGCGCGTGAGCGCAACCGTTACCGCGCCTACAGCTGCCATCAGCGCCGCGCCAAACACAGCGTCAATATGCCTGGCCAGGCCGACGAAGGCATCGGCAATCTTGCTGGTAATGCCGCCAGCCTGGTTGAGGCGATCCACGGTCTTGCCGAATTCGTCGCGCACCTGCGAGAGCGCCTGACCGATGGTACGCGGCATGGCATCTGCCTCGCGCTGCAATGCGTCACTTTGCGACTCGAGCGCGCGCGTGATGATGTCCGTAGTCAGCAACCCCTGCTCGGCCAGCGCGCGCAGTTTGCCGATTGGCAGCCCGAGTCCGTCGGCCAGCGCCTTTGCCAGCCGCCCGCCGTTTTCCATGATGGAATTGAACTCGTCGCCGCGCAGCACGCCGGAACCCAGCGCCTGGGAAAACTGCCGGACGACCGAGGCCGCCTCTGCCGCCGATGCCCCTGATACCTTGAGCGCAAGCGCCGTCGCCTCGGTCGTCTTGGCGATTTGCTCCTGGCTTAGTCCGTAGCTGCTGGCTGACTGCGCCAGCCTCCCATACAGCGTGGCGATGGCCTCGTATCCAGCGCCCGTCTTCGCCGCCACCCGGTAGGCGAACTGCTGCGCCTCTGCGAACTTGCGCGCCCCATCAACGGCCAACCGTAAGCGGGCATTGACCTGTTGCACCTGGTCCGCCATGTTCGCGAGTGCCGCGACGCCACCGGATAGACCCGTCACGCCCAGCAAGGCCAGCCAAGCATTGCGCACCACCTGCAACTGTCGTGAGATGGATTCCAGCCCGGCGCGCGTCTTATCAATGGCTGGAGACGCTTTATCCTTTGCGGTGATGACGATATTGATGCCGGTAGAGGTGGTCATGGCTTCCCTGTTGCGCGATTTACTGTTTTACGTGTTCATCATGGTCGGCGCGCTGGCGTTATTTATGCTGCTGCTCATCGGCCACTGGCTTGGATACTGGCTGGTTTCGGTGTTCTGCATTGCCGCCGTCTCCGAGGCGTGGAAGCGCAGACGCCAATTCGCAGACCTCATCCGCTGACCTCCGTCACCCACCGCTCCCAGTCCTTTTTCTCCGCCTGCGCCACGCGCGCGGCCACCGCCATGTCCAGCAAACGCCGACGGCGCATCGTCTGCGCCGCCGTGAGAAAATCCCGCGCGTCCGTCCAGGCCATGTCCATCACGTCACGATAGGCGTATCCGGCATCGACGAGGGCGGCGACCCACTCGTGCCACCAGAGGCGGTTTGCGCGAGACGATCCGCCGCGCCCTGGATCACCGGCAGCACCCGCCGGACGAAAAAATCCGCGTTGACCTCCAGCACCTTGGCGGCGAGCTCCGCCAGCACGTCCGGCGTCTGATCCTCCAGCCAGGCGCGATCGACGCCTGCGCCAATGGCCGTGGCCTCGATCACGGCATCAGCATGACGCATGAGCGCACCGGCAATGTCGCCGGCGGCAAGCTCCGCCGCGATGGGCTCGATGGCCTTGAGAAAGCGCGGCAGATCGCGCACCTTGATGGGAGTAACGACGATGCCGCGCGGGTCAAGTGACGTCATATCACAACGTCTCCGCCAAGGCCCAGACGTGATCTGCCATTGCCTCTGTGACCGTCGAGCCCGTCACTGAAGACAGCACTGGCAACATGGCCGCCACGATGGGGTGGTACCTGTCGTACTCTGTTGAGTACTCCCACCAGTCATACAGCTCCGGCATACCGCCGGCGGCTATGGCCTGTTCAGCCGCATCGCGCAGACCCACCGCGCGCAGGGCAAGCCGAAGCTGGCGCGCGGTCACCGTCCACGTTGCCTTGCGCCCGTCGCCGATGATGTCGGCCAATGGTTTGAGCCAGCGCCGACCACGCCCGCTGGCAACGATCTCATCCCACCAGACTTCAGCTATCTGCTCGGCTAGTATGGCATGTTCGGGCACTTCCGCAGGGCGAACGGCCTCTGGGCCATCCGCCAGCACACGGATTTGGTCCTCCCCCTCAAACCATAACCAAACGTACACAACGGTCATGCTTACTCCAGATTATTCTATTCCAGAAGATAGATGGCCGGCACCGACGCGGCAGCCGCAAAGCTCAGTGTCCCCGGCGCAGTCGCCGGTAGCGTCGATCCGCTACCATCAGCATGCAGATAGCTAATGACACCTATGGCGTTTATCACGCGCCCAAGGGCAGTTTGTTGGCTTCCAATAGGCAGCGCGCGCACTGTCGCCCCAGAAGAGGCAATCATGCTCGCCCAATAAAGCGTCCCCGCCTGAAGCGTGTAACTGAGACTGCCGGTTTTTTCGCCAGTCGTACCGATATCCAAATTGGTCACTGAATCCAGCAGTTCGCCAGGTGCATCGCTGTCATTGACCTCAGTATTGTTGTAAATACCGATAGATGCCGTACCGGATAAACCAGTCGTGACCGAGATACGCAGGCCAGTTAAAACGACCTCGCGCGGCACGGCCAGCGGGATGAAGTATTGCCGCGAAGGCGACAGAACAACTGTCACAAGATTCGCACCAGCCGCATCGCCAACAATCTTAGGCGTAGCACTGCGCTTTGGATAGGCGATCTGTGCTAACTGCGGCATACTATCCTCAACGCGCAGCTCCTCGATGCGTCCGCCGTACAGTACGAGTGGGCGTTTGATTGCCATCGTTTAGGCCAGGACGATGCCGTCTTCGATCTCGGTGGCAATAGCAGTAGCCGACGTTGCCACCCCCAGCAGTTGCACCACCTGACCAGATCCGGAAGGCGGCGTTTCAACGGTCGTGCCGGGTGTGGTGGCCGATAGATACTGACGCGCTCCCACGGTCTTACCGGTTACCTGGTTGTTGGTGCCCTCGAAATAGACCGTAGCGTTCGACCCAGACGACACTGCGGCAAGCACAAAGCCATGCGCCTCCTTGCCAACCGTGCTGGCGTCAGCCTTGCGCACGCGCGGCCCACCGGAATTCCAGATGTTCACAAAATCGCCCGCGGCCAGGTTTTCGGAGGCCTGGATGACTGCCGTGTCGGCGCCGATGCCGACTGGCAGCACACTGTTGTCCAGCCGGCCATTGGCATCTAGAGCCACGATATGCCCATCTTGCGCAGGCGTACCGCCGACGACAGTTGCTTGCACCTCTTGGATACGACCATTGTTGTGCGACAGATATTTACGTGCAGGCATGATAACCTCCTATAGCTATTGCAAAATACTCTGACGGGGCGTGAGCAGAATGCGTGTAGCAGTAACCGCCAGGGCAACCATCTGGACCCATCCAGCAGATGGAGGGGTATGCGACAGAAGCCCTGAAGCGATGACATACAAAGGCAACCCCGGTGTCCAGGACCAAGACGGCTCATCGATCTCTCCGGCTGTCAGCACGGTTGCAGAATCGCCGGCTAACGCAGCGCCGGTGGTCAACCCCAGCAGCGCATCGGCATGGGCAAGATTGGTAGGATCGGCATAAACTGCACCTGCCGAAGTAGCGACCACCATCCGATGGCCGGACAGATTTTGAGCAGCGACGATAGAGAGCGTCTGGGCGCCGCCAGTACCAGGTGGGCCTTGTGGTCCTGGTGGGCCGGGCGGACCAGGCGGGCCGGGCAGCACCGCGCCGGAGACGAGCACCGTCCCCGGCTCCTTAACGACCACCTTGAAGACATCAGTCACGGGTCATGTCCTCCAGCACCACGAGCGTGTCCTGCTCGTAGGTGCGCCGTAGCCCGCTGGCGTGTGTCACCTCAAGGTCGAACCGGTAACTGCCCGGCGCTAAGCCGGTCGCCGCATACGGCACCAGCATATCGATGCGCCCGGACGCGGGCGTGAGAGTGAGCCGCCCATCTATCGTCGATGCGTCGATGACTACTGCGCCCGCTGCATCGCGCACCTGGAGCCGCGCGCTCGCCCCGGTCAGATCGATGGGGTTGCCTGCGGCATCGCGCAGTTCCCAGGCGCGCGTCCAGGTGTCCCCCCGGTAGAGCTTGACGGCCATCCATCACCCATCAGACGGCCTGGATCACGCGGCCGAAGAGCCCAAGCGGGCCGGTGTCGCTCTTGGTCACGTCAGCCAGCACCCGTCCCGAGAGGTCGAATTTCTGCAGCTCCTCGCCGATCAGGCTGAAATCCTTGCTCGGATTGAGCACCACGCGGTACAAATCGACAATCACGCGCTTGTTGGAATCGGCGGTGTTGAGGCCATCGAAACGCAGCCACACCTCCGGCTGGGCGGATTTGAACATCGCCAGCCGCTTGGCCGCGCCGTAGCTGTAGTTAACCTTGAACGGCTGCGTGAAGCCGGTGATATTGAGAAGTTCGATGGCTCCCTGCTCGGCATGCACCTTGTAGTGCGTGCCTTCGGTCAGGGTGGCAGGGCTGGCCGCCGAATCCTTGACCACCACGGACGACACGAACTGGTTGGCCAGCAGATAGATGCCACCCACAACCGCCCCAGTCGGCAGCGCCTCGTTGGTGACGCTGCCGGAGTTCACGCTGCTGGTCTGGCCGTAGAGGGTGAGCTCCAAGTTCTCGATGCTGAAATCCTCCACCGAGCACGTGAACTCCCCGTCCTTGCCCTTGATGAGCGACAGGTCGGTGAGCCGCTGGCCGGAGTAGCTCTCCTTGTGCGCGATCGTCTCGACGTTGAGCGACACCCTGAGCTCGGGCACGTTGCCCAGCCAGCGCATGGCCTGCGGGTTGCCGCCGGTGCCGCGGGTGCCGATGTAGACGCGGCCTTGGCCGGAAAAGTAAGGCATGGTCAGTCTCCTTTACGGGTGGGTTGCTTGGGTTTCGGTTCCGGCGCGGCCTCGGCCACGCCATGCTCAATGAGCCAGCGGGCGGTAGCTTCGTCCACGTCGAGCATGTCGCCGGGCTGGTATTCGCGCCCGGCGTCGGTGTGGGGTTTGATGAGGGTCACGATCACGTTTCGGCTCCTTGGATGACTTCCCCGACCTCAAAGGCCAGCGGGTAAATCAGCACACCGTCCTGATACTCCGGCTGTGATGGAGTTACGGGGTGCATCGACTGGTATCCGGGCGCTGGCTGCCAGCCCATCAACGCTTGCAGACACGACTTGACAAGATCGGCGGCGTCAGCACGTGCGGCCTCGCCGGTATCGAACTGCTGGACGTTGCGCACCACGACAAACACCGTCCATCGACTTGCAATGCGCGCCGTCCTGCCGTGCGCCGTCACCTCTAGCACGCGGTGTCCATCAGACGCGACAAAGGCTGCAGGCAGCTTTTTGCCGCCAACACCGTCAATACCAAGCAGCGCCGCAGAATGCACACCAGCAAGCCCTGGCACAGCATCAGTGAGGCGCTGGCGGATAAGCGGCTCGATTTCAAGCATACATCATAGCTCCAAGTGCCGCGAGATTTGATCAATGATAGACCTTTGCCAATCTGGCGGCAGGTCCACGCGGCCGGTGCGAACGGGAAAAAACCGTCGCGCAGGGATCTTCTTGCGCTTGCTGCCGAACTGATGCACGCTTGCATAGGGCTGGCGCGATCCAACAGTCACGTGGCTGTCGCTGACGCTCTGGATTTCGATGCTTGAGCGCAGCGCGCCGGTGTCTTGCAGGATGCGCGGGTTGGCTACGGCGGCCCTCTTTGCCTTTTTGGTCTTGAACCGACGGGCGCGGCCAAGGATGGTCTTTGGCTTGAGCGGCGTCCACTTCTCGCCATACGGCGACGCCTCGCGCTCAAAGCTGTCAAGGATGCGCGACACCAGCTCTTCGCCGATGTCCCTCATGGCTGGTCCCGCGTTTTTAACGCGTGCGCGCAGCGCATCCAGCGCCTTTAGGACTGCGCGATCATCAACGGTGATGGTCATCATGGCAGCATCCTTGCGAGCGATGTATCGGTCAGCATACGCGGTGGCGCCCATACCGCAGCGCCTGGCGGCACTGCTGCCCCATCTGGCGACGGAAACAGCGCCACCTTGCCTGTTGCAATGTCCCGCAGCTCACGCGCGGCATCTCGATACGCGATGTAGACCGGGTTGTCCTCGGTGCATTGACGACGCCATAGATTGTAATGCGCGACGATGGCGACCAAGCGCTTGAGCGTGTCCGGGGCCGGATCTGGGATGGGAGCCGATGTTGCCGCTCGCACATAGCCCATGACCTCTGCTTCAGCGTCCGATAGCGCTGCATTGACGCGCTCAGCGTTTGCGAGGCCAAGGTTTTCCAGGTCGGTCAGCTGCAAGACCGTCTCGGCCCCCAGGCGGGTCTCAAGCTCTGCGCGCGTCAAGATCGGCACGGCTCACCCCTTTGAGCGGCGAGCTCGTGCTGGTAGCACTTCGGGCTCAGGTGACTGCACGGACTCGCTCGTGGCGAACTCTTGCGCTTGCTCTACCGCTTGCGCGTAGCCCTGCGCTATCCAAGCGCGCGCAAGATCGTCGGCAGGCTCGCATAACACGCCAGCGTTGAGCGTTTGCGCACCGGCCTGGAAGGTCCGCACGATCAGGATGCGCATGGGTTAGTTGCTGGTGGTGAGTTTGACCAAAACCGCCGGTTGATGGCACAGCGGCAGGCTATTGCACTGGGTGTGCAGCACGATCCCGCGCCCGCCTTCGCGCTCCCACTGCTTGACGTAGAACGGCAGGCCGACGGTGTTGACCGTTTCGTTGAAGTCAGCCGGGGCGAAGTAGGTGGCGAAGGTGTCCATCGTGCCGACGGGGAAGGCGTGCCCCTCGTTGGCCGCGATCAAGCGATTGCCGCTGACGGATGCCCGGTATTCGACGAAGTTGATGCCGCCGAATTGGAACCCGCCACGCATATCTTGGCCAAGGCGCGCGGCTGCTTCGCTGTGGTATTTGTAGGCATCGACCACTTTGGGGTGTTCGATCAGCTTGGCGTAAAACTCCGGGCTCACCAGCGCGGTCACGCCGGTCATCGTGTCGCCCTTGAGGTTGTCCTGGATCTGATTGATCACGTCCGCGCACTTGGCAAGCACGCTCGTGGTGGCGGTGCCAAGCGTGAAGTCAACCGTCACCTGGGTAACACCAAAGGAGGCAAACAGGTTTGCAATGACCGAGCCGTCGCCATTGGTGACCTGGCCCTTGAGCGCGCCCATGCGTTTCCACTCCAAGGTGATGTCATGCTTGGCGCGCATGCGCTGCAAGCGGCGGGCGACTTCGGAAGCAACGGTGTTCAGGCCCTCAATGCCAAATCCGCGCACATCTTGCACGTCGCCAGGCATCACGATGTCCTCATGGACGGTTTGCTTGATCGCAAACGCCACGGTGCGGCGGTTGATGGCGCTTGCCACCGTCCCATTACCGCCCCATTCATGCGACGGCAGCACGGCAAGCGCGCCCGACGCCTCCTCAATCACAATTGACCGAGATGCAACGCCGCGCGCCGGGAACAGGCCCATTTGGCCGATCATCCCCCACTGGACAGGGAACTTGTTGATCGCCGCGGTCAGTTCGGCATTGGTGAAATCATTGAGCAGCATTCCAGGCTCCTTTAGACGGTTGCGCGGGCCAAAATGCCAAGCGCTTTGAGTTGAGCGATAGCGGCGTCTTTCTGCGCGTTGTTTGGCGAGCCGCCCCAAACCAAGTTGTCGCGGTCAACGACGATCGCATGACGCGCCACAATCACGCCAGGCTTATCGCCTGTGGTCGCGTCAACGGCAGCCAGCGAAACGCCGACCGCGTTTTGCGTGCCGTCCGAAGCGCCCGGATTGAAGGCAGCGATCTTGCCGCTTGCGGTAATGCGCCCGACGACTTGGCCGATGGCGATGTTTTGGCCGGATGCGACGATCACGTCGTCGCGGCTGTACCCTTGAGGTGCTTCGTATTTGAGGAACTGGCCCTCGGTTTTGGTCATGGTCGGCATTTCTGCGCTCCTTTACGACTTGATGATGGACTCGACCGCCGATAGCAGGGCTTTCATGCGCTGCTGCTCGCCGTCTGGCTTGGTAGCGGCGGCCTTGTTAAGGCTGGTCGAGGCAAAAAGCGCGGCATCACGCGCCGGTTTGGCGACGGCCTTTAGGTCGGCGGCGAATGCGGCAAAAGCCGCGTCGCTCATCTCCAGGTAGGGCTTGTCGTCCGCCGGGACGTCTCGTCCAACGGCCTCAAAAAGCGCTGAAAGATCGGCGCGGCGGCGCTCGACGCGAGCGGCCTCGATTTGCGCTTCCAGCTCCGCAATGCGGGCCTTCAGTGCCTCGACTTCGTCCATAGATGGTTTCTCCTTTGTGGTGATGGCAGTTGCGGTGGCTGAGAAGGCGTGGGCCTGGGTGTCCGGGTCAGCCCCAACCGGTACAAATGACACCTCCCGAACAGCGGCGTCCTCAAACACAGCGGCAACTGTCATCTGCCGCCCGTTGATCGTGATTGGCTCCGATACTTCGCGCACTTTTGCCTGCATGCCGATGGAAAGCTGCACGGGGAACCCTTCTGCAAACAGCGCGGCGATCTTTGACCCCGCTTCGGTAGCCTGCAAAAGCTCGCCTTCAACCGCCAAAAACGGCAGGCCATCCGCGCCGGTAGCTTTGAAGATGCGGCCCTTGCCCGCAATACCGTCGATGCTCTGGTTGTGGTCGACCAGGATTGGCAATTCCTCGCCCTGCGCGTTTTGCAGAGTATCCAGGTCAATCGCCACGTCCCCCAGCCAGCCGTAATTTGGGATGACGCCGCCCGAATACGCGACGCCAGAAAATCTGCGCGGCGCGCCTGCGACAGGGGCCGCCGAAAAGGTCAGCGAAAGAGATGGCGTGCTCATGCGCCCGCATCATAAGCGCAAGTACGCAAAATCGCGGCTAGAACGGGTTCACGGATTTGGGTCGCCGAAAATTGCGCGCTTTATCGTCTTGATGAGCGCCTCAATGGACGCGATCTGCATCCCAAGCAGTAGGGCCGCGCGGGTCATGGACTCTTGCAGCAAGGAGACCTTTTGCTCACCAACGTTGGCAAGCGTTTCGCCCCACATCGTTGGCTTTGCGCCCCAGCCTGGGTCGGCTACGCCTTCCGCCGGCGGGTTTTGTGTCACGCCTCCGCGCTCGCGTGCCTGGTCAGCGGAAAGGGATCGCAAGACGCACCGGCAGCGGTGCCCGAGCGGCGGCGAGTGGGTATTCCAAAACTGGTCGTCAACCGGGCGAATTACGCCGTCAAGCGCAAGGTGCGACGGGCGCACGCGGCTGTCGTTGATGGCGTCGTACATGAGATAGGGCCTGGTGGCCTTTGTCTCCTCGAATCGCCGCCAATGCCCTGCGTTGTAGGCCGTCTGCACTGCGTTGCGGTAAATGGTCTCAAGGCGATGCCTGGGCAGGCTCCAATCCTGCTGCGACGCCCATTTCTGGAACTCTTGCAGCGTGCCGCCCTCGGCCACATGGCGCACCAGATCGTCCGCGACACGCTGTATTTGGTCCAGCTTTGCAAGGCCGGAGACGGTAAACGCCTGGATGCGTTTTTCGGCCTCAAGCGCGTAGAAAATCTTCGGCAAGGTGACCCTGCGGCGGCGAAGATCGGCAATGATCTTCGACGGCGGATCGTCAAGTGGGGCCTTGACGGCCATGGCAGTCCGTCAGCGCTCCGACGGCGATTCAATTGCGCGCGCCACTTGTGCGGGTGCGGCCTCTGCGCTCTTTTGCGCCTTGCCACCGGCGTGCAGATACCCCATCACTTCAGCGGCAAATAAGGCGCGCTCAAAGGTTTCACGGAATCGGCCGTCATCCGCATCGCGCAAGGCCACGGCAAGCCGCTCGTACAGGTCCTCGACGCTCTCCGCGCTCATGATGGCGGACTTGATTGCGGCGGATTCAATCGGGCTTACAACGGACGGCAGGATGCGGGCGATCTCATCTTCGATCGCCTGCTGCCCTGCGGTAAATCGCTGGCGGTCTGGCTTGCGCGGGGCATCGGGAGTCGCAAACGTGGCGGCCATGCTCGCATCTGCCGATTTTGCCGGTGTGCCGCCCGCCCCTACGCCCACATCTGCGACGGCTGCCGCAACCGCCGGGTTCAACTCTTCGAAGTCGTCCGGCTCCAGGCCGTATTTTTCCTCGATGTAGCGGCGTGTGAATTGCAGCATTCCGGCCCGGACCAGGATTTCATCGCGCTTGGCGCGCTCCATTTGCAGGCCGGTCTCGTCCTCCATCACAAAGCGCGGCGCAGGTAATGCGTTGAGCGCAGCCAATGTGTTGAGCACGCGCTGCACCGCGTCCGTGACCAGGCGAATATCGGCTCGGCGCTTTTCTTGCCGAATCTCATTGTGCACCTCGCCAAGGGCACGATTGCCGCTGCCGCCGTCTGTGCCGCTGGTGAGCGTCTGACCAAGGATCAGTCGTTGGATTCGCCGTGTGCACGCTAGCTCGAACTCGGTGAACTTGTTGGGGCTATTACCCGGCGTATCGACCGTGACGATTTCTTCCTCGCGGTCAAGCGCTGCCACCGGTCCGCTTGAAAGGCTGCGCAGCATCTCCACCATTGCCTGCTTATCTGAGAGCGTGCGTCCTACAAGCAACGGAACTGCGGCCAGCTCCAAGAACTTGGCCCAAAATCGCCAACCGTGGGTGCGGAAATACCACGGCCAATAGGCCTTTGCCAGAAGCGCTTCGCCCATCGGTTTGCGCAAGCTGCCCTGGTGCACGACGGCGAAGAACTTCCGCGGATCGGCGGGCGTGTTGTCGTTGCGCCAATAAAGCGAGCCGTCTGGATGCACCAAAAACCACTCAAACGGGCACTGAATAACGTCGCCTATTGCGATGCGCCCGCCACCAGCGTCCTCATAAACCACCTCGAAAACGCTGTAGCCGTAAGGCACTGCATCCCATGCGGACGACATAATCGTCGGTATAGCGCCCGACGCCGCATCCTCGAAGAATTGGCGCGCGCGCGATTGATCGTGCTCGATACGCCATGGCGTGTTGAGTGCGGCGTCGCGGCGCGTCTCAAGTGCTGCTGATACCTCGTCGTCGTCCGCGATCCGGCGTAGCTTGGTGCGGTCGATGCCAAGCTGGGCTAGGATTTCATCGGCGTCCCCAAGCCATCCAAACCTCGCCAAGGCTCGCTCGATCGAGATGGCGGATGAGTATGCTGTTGGTGTTTGAGCCATGTGTCAATGTTGCCAGCAACAGTGATGCTATACGTTTGGAAACGATTCCGGACGAAGCGTTAGGCCTTACGCTGGCGCATCGCATCGTTCCATGTCGCCACATTCCCCCGCCTTGAGGACAGCCAGCATTACTGTGGCAGCCAGCCCCGGGCGCTTCTCAAGCAGCTTACGCGCGCCTCGCTCAGTGTAGCCAATCGCCTGAGCGATCTCGGACCAGCTTTTGCCTTGCGCTCTCAGCCTAGCGGCCAATGCGCGGTTGCGCTCCGTGCGCAGTCGGTGGCTCCCAGCGATGTACAGCCGCTGGCCTTGGAAATACTCGCAAAACCTGGCGGCGTCTTGCTCGCCAATGGCCAGCACCAGCGCGGCCCACGTGCGGCCACGGCGGCGAGCAGGAACCCGGATTTCCCGGCCACCAAGCGCCAACGCCAAGTGCGCAGCGGCGGCGTGCCCAAGCAGCTCGACGATTTCGGGCGTCATCAGAAAGTCCTCCCACCAGCGGCAATTGGCCGCGACGCCGCCATGCCAAGCGCTGAAAACGCATAGCTGAGCGCGTCCACGGCGTCGTCGTGCTCGCTCTCTGGAAATGCGAGCAGCTCATCACGAAACCATGCCGGCACACCTGACTGGTCGTGACGCACCATGCGTTGCTCGTAGCGCGTGAGCACCGGCAGAAAGCGTGTCAGCTTGTCCTTGTCTGGCCTTATGCCGCGCACCGGAAGGGTCGTCGTGCGCAACAGCTCTTGCACCACTGCGGCCTGGTACTGCGTCTGCTCGACCGCGATCACGCGCGGGTTGTGGCGCGCTGCGGCGGCCTTGATGCGGTTGAGAACCTCGTGAAAACCGCACCGATGCCGCTCAACCTCCTTGACGTACACAATACCGGTCTCCGTGTCTCGCGCCAATGCCACGATGGCGGTGTAGTCAGCGCCGTCTCGCTCGCTGATAGCGAGGTCAACGCCAAGCACAATAGGCAGCCCCGGCGGGCATGGCGCATCGACTAGCATTTCAGGCTTGACCAGTCCGGCCCCGATATTGACGAACTCGCCATCCAGCTCCTGTTTTGCAAACTGGCTGTGGTATTGGCTAGCGACGGACTCGACAAATCCGGCGTTTTCGTGCAGCGTATTTGTGCGCGTGGGAGCGCGCACTATCGTCATATCTGGTGTTGCCTGCTGCACAAACAGTCGATAGAGCCAGTTGTATCCCTTCGGTGTTGTGGTGATCCATCCGCGTCCAGGCTTTAAGCGCAGGCGTCCGATCATGATCATCCACGCCTCATCATTTGGCAGTTGCGCTGCTTCGTCTATCCAGAACCATCCAAGGTTATAGCCGCGCAAACGATCCGGGTTGTCTGCGCTCCTGAAATAGGCCTCATGCCCGGTCCTAAGGCGGACCCAACGGTCTCCCTTGCCGCGCCTCTCGTCCAGCACTAGAGGGCCGGCGATTTTTTTGAGTGTCTTGTACGGCTCTTCGGTCATGTCAGAAGTTGGGGCCACCACCATCCCAACGGACGGCGGTTCGCGCAAGATTGCCATCGCGCCGGCGAATGTTTTCCCAGACCCAATGCCGCCAATAAACGCCCGGTACTTGTGCGGCGAACGCCAGAACTCGTACTGCGGTCGTGTGCCGTCATAATCTAGGTGGAAGTATATCGCCATCGCGCCATCAATCGCTATCGCCAACGATGCGTAGGTTGTGACGCAGCACGACATCGCCTTGCTGCTGCCCGCTGTCTAGACCCCAGTTGATCCGCTCTAAGCGCTGGATGATGGCAAGCGCCTCTGCCGTGATCTTGGCGGCCTTGAGGTCTTCAAACGCCAGCACCTTTTCGTCCTTGGTAAATGCCGCTTTGTGCGCCTTGAGGCCTGCGTAAAGCCGCTCGCGCGCGGCGTTGGTCTCCTCCTGGTGCCGCCTAACCACCTCTGCCGCACGATCTGCTGCGGCATCGATGGCAGCGGCCTTTTTCTCCGGCGCCGTCGGTGACGTCCCGGTGAGCTTCTCGGTGACTTTCCGCCGGATGATCTCAGCGACATCCTGCCCATCGCTCCAGCCCTCGGCCTTAGCGCGCCGAACGATGGCGGCCTTATCTACGCCGTACTTGGATGCCAGCTCCCCGAAGCTCGCACCCGCCTCCCGCTCTGCGCGGACGTCTGCCCACGTCTCTTTGCTCAGCCTTGGCATAGCTCAACCATTATCCGGGTCATGATGCTTTGCCACCAAGTCTAACAGAGCCAGCGCGTCGGCCTCGTTATCGTCCGCTGGTCGATGACCAAGCGCGCGGATCGCGGCCATCATCGCGTCCTTGCTGGCGTTGCCTTTGCCGGTCATGTGCCGCTTTATCGTACCAACTGGCACGCCCTGGTACGGTATCTGGTGGTGCTCACACCATACCGTGAGCGTGGCCAGAAAGCCACCGTAAGCATGGGCTGCGTCGGTCGAGACGTGACGGCGGACCTCCTCAAAGTACACCGCGTCCAGCCCATCTGCGCACTGCTTGATCTCGGTGAGCCAGCGCTTGAAGCGCAAGAAGCGCATCCCGCCCCCCTCGAAGCGCTGCGGCTTGAAGCTCTCGCTGCCGCTGATGATGTGTCCGTCACGACTGCGCAGCGCCCAGCCTGTGGTGGTGCCTAGATCGATGGCTAGGATGCACTGCATTGCTGCTCTCCTTCGTGCTTTCTCGGCCGCCCGCGCTTGTTCGGTGGCCTTGCGCCTACCCGCACTCCGGCCACGAATCCGTCCTCGTCGATGTGGAACGTCGTATCCGGGTATAAGCATCGGCGATGCTCGATCATCTCGCGCTGGTACTCTGGGATGCAATCGGCGCAATACCCGCTTGCGCCTGGATTGCTCAATCGTGCCGCATTAACCCAGAGCGAGTACTGCTCCCTGCTGCTGAAGCACTTCGGAATTTTGGTCATTGTCATTGCATCACTCCTTTCGTAAGCCATTACCACGGTATATCAGAGCCAGCAGGCGGCTGAGAATACAATGCCCATTGCCGTTTTACTTCGTCGATCAGCGCCTGCGCTTCCTTTTCCCCTCGGATTTTCTTCACATTGGCGTAGTAGCGTTGTCTCATTTCCCGTTTCCATCGCATCACCTCTCTTGCCTCACATTCCCGTCGGAATGTCTCCGACCACGTGCATCCATCTTTCTCGCAAGGTCTCATCCCGCACATCGGTTATTGCATGGTCATTTTGCGGGTCAGCATGTCGCGGATGGCCGCGAGCCGCTGCTTGGCCACCTCGGGCGGTACGCTGCACTGCCCGGGGGCTGGAAGCGCATCGCGCCGCTTCGGCACCTCAGCCGGCATCTTGCCGGTGCGGATGGCCTCGATTGCCTCATCGAGCGCGGCCTGCCAGCGGCCTTTGATCGACTGGTATGGGTAGGCCGAGAGGTCTGATCCGAGCTTTACCGCGGCCCAATAGATCGCCGGCGTGCTCCATCTGTCCTCGCCTGTGTCGCGCTTGCGTATCTGCTCGACCGCTTCCAGAAACGCGCGCTCGTAGTCCAAGGCTGGGCGGCAGGCCTTGAGAAACTCAGCGAACGACGGCGGCCAGTCGAACATCCTGCGGCATTCTGCAAGCCCGCGCCTGATCTCTGCCATTGTGACGCCCTCCTCGACGAAACCTTCGGCCCATGCCAGACGCCAGTTGTCGATGGCTTGCTGATTCGCAAAAGCCGAGCGCCAGCGGTGCGGGTATAGACCGTCCAGGCGGTTGAAAAGGTGGTCGATCAATGCCACCCCGTCGAGCTTCGGATGAGGGTCAATCCACGTGCTCAGGCGTGATGTCGATGATGTCGTGATCTGTGTCATGTCTGCTCCTTTGCATGCTGATTCGGTTTCGGTTGACGTAGGCCACCGGGTCGAACTTCTCCGGCCTGCTGGGCCTGCTGTTGTGTGGCGTGGAAGATGTAGCACGAGCTCGCAGATACCAATCCGCCCTGAAGCCCTGCCACCCGGCAAGGCAGCAGTGCGCGATGGCGTCATGTAGGCTGATGCCAGCCTTCATTGCTTCGGCGCGGATGCCTGAGAGCACTGTCGGCGTGACGGGGCCTGCTCGCTTGGCCTTGCGCACTGCAAGCCAGTCGGCGAAGACCTGTTGGTCAACGTCTGGCGGGCATGGCATTTCCTGTCGTTGACGTCGGCGCGGCGTTGTTGTGCGCTTATTTATTACTGACGGATCTATTGACGGATCTATGGTGGTTTGGGTGACATGGATGTCACCCGTCTGCGACATGGATGTCACCCGTCTCGCGACATGGATGTCACCCGTGACATCAGTGTCACCCGTGACATCAGTGTCACCCGTCTGCGAGCTTTTCCGCAGTCGGCCGACGTCGATCATGTACTGCCTGGTCGTCCCAGGTGCGCCGCCATTAGGATTGCCAACGACCGCGATCCAGCCCTCGGCGATGAGCTCATGAAGCACACGCTGCGCCTGCCTAGTAGAGCATGACAGGCGTTCGGCGAGCCTGGCAATGCTCGGGTGCAGGCTGCCGCCATCATCGTTGGCCCAGTCGCACATGGCGAGCAGGGCGAGCTTCTTACTTGCCGGGAGTTTTGTGCGCCATGCGTACACCATCAGCTTGATGCTCATGGCCGCTCCTCGATCAGATCATGCACCGAGACGTTGAGCGCCTCCGCGATGGCGCTCAGACGTTCCAGCGTGATTGGCCGCTGCCCACGTTCGAGTCTGCTGACCATGCTCTGGTCGAGGCCCAACGCGGCACCGAGCTTCTCTTGCGAGAGCCCGGCGGCCTTTCGCATCTCTTTGATTCTGATGCACATTTTCATGATTTGCTCCTTCTGGTCTAAAATGACGAACAAGTCATAGCCCAGATGGCGGTGACTGTCAAGTCATGGATGCACCACTTGACATCATGCGCGGCGTGCATTATTATGGTCATCAGCAGCATCCCGCTGTACCCGTGCCTCAGGGGGTCTGGGGCTAGGAGAAGGAAATGGACCAAAAAGCATTAGGAGAGGCTCTAAAGCTGGAGCGTGACGGTGTCGAACCCACTGCCGAATACACGGCCGCAGCCGGCCCTGGATGGGGCTGGATCAAGGTGTGGA